CACTCTAAGGAAAGGATTGGGACCAGTTCAGAAGCGTTGAAGGTGGTTTTAAGACCGTGTGAGAGATCGAATGACGATCTAGGAAGATCCGCTGTTTTCGTCGTTGCTCCGACTTGTGTCCTCGACATTTTGTTTGTCCGGTTTGAAGGGGTTGAGGAATTCTACCCCATTTCCGACGGATTGTTTGGAAAGCTCGTCGAATTTACCGGTGTCGGTGTAGAAAGAGCCGAGAAAGAAGAGAGTGTAGTCAGCGGGATGTTTGCCGAAGTGATGATCTTCGGAGTTTACGCAATCTTCGAAAGCTCGGATTGCGAGGCCCCTGGCGGGGACGAAAAAAGGAGGCAGAAAGGTTTCAGCCTTGGAATCATAGACGGTGTACATCTGTTGAATTGAGCTCATAGGTAGGGTCTCACTAGTTGTTTGGCTCGGGCTTTAACGCAGATTGCGCGTTGGCGGCGAGCATCCGGGGAGTTATCGGTGTCGGCCTGGGCTTTTTCAATCCTTGCCAGCCGGTTTTTTTCTGAAGTCTCGGCGCAGATATCGCGCGCGAGTATGTCCAGGTAGTACCTGGGGACGGGTATTTTGTTGCCTTTCGGGTCAAGAACGTAGTCGTTTTCTAGGGTGTGCCGCCAGTATTTAGCGAGCCATTTTCCGCCGATTCCCTGGCCGAAGCCTCGGCCGGTTGACATCCGAATATATTCGAATTGGCGGGATTGTGTATTTCCGTTCGTGTCTAGGTAGATGTACCGATCTTGCAGCTCCTCCTTGGGGAGCTGTTTTTTCATTGTGTATCGAGCGATGTACCCGCTCGATTGATAGTTAACTGACGAGGTATCTGTGAAGCCGCAGCGCCAGAGGCGGTCGAGTTCTGCGGATTTATAGTAGCGGTGCCCGTTTTCGGTGCGGTGGTACACCGGGTCCGGTGGGTAATATCCGAAAAGCAGGGCGTGATAGTGCGGCCGGTGCGTTCCGTCACCGTATTCGCCGCACATGAAGTAGGTTATTTTTTTGCCGGTGTGGGCGCGTAGCCGCTTAAGGAATAGCTGGAAGTCCCGGTGGTTTAGATCGCCATAGGCGGGTAGATGCTCGGGCGCGTACGTGAATGTGACGTAAGCTGATTCCTCGTGCATTTGGGACTCATGCCAGCAGCGTATAGCCCATTCCCGGGCTTTGTGGAGTTTGCATGAGAGGCATTTGTTGCAAGGTAAGAGGAGTTCGGGTTCCCCTTGGAACCCTTTGAGCCGGACAGCCTTCAGTCCGGTTGTGGGGCAGGTGTAGCGTTGAGCTGGGATGGGTGACGTGCAAGCCATTTTGCGAATTCCTGTTTGGTTTCGAAGGGGTACCAGTCTTCGTTGCCAGCCGAGTCACACGGCGGGGCGTGGTACAGGCGCGTATAGGTTTCTGCGTAGTTGATCTTGTGATCCATGAATTGAAGCCTTTGGACCTGGCACCCGCCGAGGAGCGGGATGGATGCCAGGACGATAGAGATATGGACTAGAGAGCGATTCCGCCGCGAGGCACGTGTTTTGCCATGTTGCGCTTGTGCATACGATTCGCTGTTTTCTTGAACAGCTTCTTGGATTTGGAGCGTTTCATTTTCCTGCGCATTTGAGGTTTCTCCTGTGAGAGTGCATTTCATGGTGAATTATGAGGATTCCTGTCAGTTAGTACAATAAGGACTAGGGGGTTATTGTACTTTCGGCGTCCGATTCACCTGGATTGGAATCCTGCGGAGCAGTTTCGCCAGGGGACGCCTGAGAGGCCTCCTGGGCCTCTGTGCGGGGTTCTGGTGTCGAGATAGCTTCGAACCATTCCGAACTTGAATTAGCGTATTTCTCGCGCTCTGATAAGGGCAGAAGGGCAAAGGCACTGTCGATTTCCGCTTTTGCACGCATCGCAGAGGCATACGACAACGTGCTAGCTGCGCCCTGGTAGCCGTGTTGGATGCGCGAGTAGTTCGGGTCATCGGGGGAGCCGATGGGTATTTGCTCCCTGGCATAATGATTGACGATGTTATTCACATCGCAGCCAGGAGCGAAGGAAGTGTCCGTGCGGCTGTTGCCGCTGAAGTCCTGGGCAAAGGGACGCTTGCCAGGGATTTTTTTGTTTACCATTTCATTTTCCTGTAGCGGTCGAGCCAACGGCCAACTTTAGCCTTGGCTTCGCCTTTCAGTTTGTAGTATTCGCGTTGTTTTTTCGCGTATTCGGCTTCGGTGTAGCCGGTTTCGCCGCGCATATTGGGATCGTAGTCGTTGTCCGATCGGATCGCGTCGTTTACGTAGATGGAGATAGAGTCTTTCGTGCGTTTCCACGCGGAATCCAGTTCTTTCCCTGAATTCCCCATGCGTTCGAGGGCGTCGGTAACGACGCCTTGAGCCTGGACGATTTTCTCGTTGATGACTTTAGCGAGCTCCTCGGGAGTTAGGTTGCCGGTCATGGCGCGGACCGTGCGGGCAATATCCGCCGCAACGGAGGCGATTTCTTCGCCATGAGTAGCGATGAGCGTGCGCAGACCGGTTAGTTCTGTATTGGCTTGAGTGCCTTTAGTGTTGGCTTCGATGTTTTTGACTTCGGCTGTGGCTTTTTTGACAGCGAGTGCGCTGGCTACTGAATTTGTAACGCCACGGCCGATATCGGCTTTTTTGTTTTGCATGACGGCGGTGGACCCGCCGGGGCTTGACGATGGGCCGCCCAGGGCCAGGATACGATTTAGGCCAGCCGCGTCTAGATCTTTTGCGGCGCGTTGATACGCAGTAGAGGACATCCGCTCTTGAAATTCGCGGTTTTCCCTGGCAATACGCTCGTTCGAGCGGTTTGCCGAGGATTGTCCGGAAGAGCCGAAGAGGCCCCCAAGAATGGGGGCCGCGAAGCCCATGATTGTTGCAGGGTCCATTAGAAGTGGTCCATAAGGCCCGGAGTGCCGTAGAGAGGCAGCGGCCTGGCCGCTTTGATTTTGAAATAGACATCCAAGAGGAAGTCGGGTTCAGAGGGGACCGCAAGTACGCGGTCCATAGGAACGGCGTCGGTGATGAAGGCCTCGTTAAGCGCCGGCAATGCGGCGAAGTCCTGGGCCAGGTGCCAGACATCGAGAGACGCAGCCGCGTCCGAACGGAAGAGGCCCGTTATCTGGCTTTGTTTGAATCGGTATTCGTCGTACCTGGGAATATAGCCGAAGGTATCGTCATCGACTTCGGCGTCGTTCGATACGAACACCTCTTTATTTTTGATGTCCTGCTCACCCAGGTGGGAGAGGACCGGCCAGTAGAAGTCGTAGCGGGTTTGCCTGGACCAATACCGCTCGAGGCCTTGCTGGTAAGTAAGATCAGCACGGACGTTCACGAGTCCGAGAATATGACCGTGTTCGGTGAATGATGCTGTGAAGCCGTGATTTGAGCCGGATACGGTGCCGTACGCGGCGAGGTTGCCCTGTGGTGTGAGATCCGGAGCAATATCAGACGGCGATTGCTGAGTAACCGGATTGATGTTGATTTGAGAGCTTCCGCCGCCCAGGAAGAGAGGGCGTTGGTGGACGAGCAGCCCGGGGTCGCTGACCTGGAAGTGTGAGCGAAGAATTTCCGGGTAACGGGTACCTCCCCGGGCGTCTCGTTCGAGTAACCGCTGGATCTGGATTGATTCGCGGAGTTGATTGATAGAGATGCCGGTAGCGTTGCCCATATCGACATAGAGCTTGCCAGCTTCGGCGCCTACGGTGCCAGTCGAGAGAGCTACTGCAGAACCGTCATCCTGAAGAAGATTGTAAGATTGCTGTTGAGTCGAATAGACCCCGACGTAATCGTCGGGAGATGCAGTGCCGACCATAGTGTCGGATTCGACATCGGCGATCCCGCCGAGGTTTACCGTAACGTCTGGACCCTTTTGCGGAAATGGCAAGGCCGACGTTATGTAGTCCCGACGCTTCCGCCGGGACATGATTTTGTAGTCTGCCAGTCCGTCCGGCCCGTCATCCGTATTTTCAGGTATTGGGTCGACGATGTTCTCGTCCCTGAACCAAAAATTAAATATTTTGTTGTAGCACCTGAACGGTAAAGCGGAGACAGGTACGTCCGTATAGTTGAGGCCGAGAGGATGCCCGAAGTAATCACCCAGGCTACCTTCAAGCACGGGGCTTGAGAATATGG